CGGTAAAGTCATTGGCGTTGAGGTTGTGCAATGACGCTCTATTACTCAAACGCAACACGGCACTCGCAAAACGAAGGTTTAATTGCGTTTGCAGGAACTGGCTGCAAGTTTAATCTGTACAACGGTGGGCAACCAGCAAATGCGAACACAGCAATTACGTCACAAGTATTGTTGGCAAGCTTGACAATACCTGGCGTATTTGGCTCAGACGTGAATGGCACTCTTACGCTTGGCGCAGTCACAAGCGCAATCGCATCAAATGCTGGCACAGCTTCATGGTTTCGTATTTTTAAATCTGATGGCACAACGGTTGTTCTTGATGGCTCAGTCGGCACTTCAGGCGCTGATTTGAACTTAAATAGCGTAAGCATTGTGGCGCTGCAAACCGTTGCGATTACGTCAGGCACAATCATCAGGAATAACCAATGACCGTTACCGTAAAACACCCATTTGTTAGTACCGTTCCTGATTCTACGGATACAAGCCTTGTTCGCCCTAGTAACTGGAACGCTGATCACACAATTATTGGTCTTGGCACAGCAGCAGAGCTAAATGCAGGTGTTGCAAACGGTGTTGCTACGCTTGATTCCGGCGGTCAAGTTCCATTAAGTCAAATACCGCCTCTTGGCGATTTAAATTATCAAGGCGCATGGAACGCCTCAACAAATACTCCAACATTAGCATCAAGCACAGGAACTAAGGGTTATTACTATGTTGTTAGCGTGGCTGGTTCGACGAACCTTAACGGCATCACAGACTGGCAAGTCGGCGATTGGGCTGTATTTAATGGATCAGTCTGGCAGAAGATTGATAACACGGACTCGGTCACTTCAGTAAATAGTAAAACCGGCGCTGTTGTATTAACTTACACAGATGTTGGCGCACAACCTGCTGGAACTTATGTAACTTCTGTTGGTGCAACATCACCTGTTGCATCATCTGGTGGCACTACGCCTACGATTTCGATGGCAGCGGCGAATGGCACAACAAATGGTTATTTGACTTCAACAGACTGGACTACTTTTAACAGCAAGCAAGCGCAGTTAGTAAGTGGCACAAATATTAAAACTGTTAATAGTACAAGTTTGCTAGGTTCAGGCGATGTGTCAGTTGGAGTTACAAGCGTAACAGGCACAGCGCCAGTCGTATCGTCTGGGGGCGCTACACCTGCAATTAGTATGGCAGCGGCGAACGGTACGACGAACGGCTATTTGACTAGCACCGATTGGACTACGTTTAACAGCAAAGGTACGGGTTCAGTTACAAGCGTTGCAGCGACTGTTCCATCATTTTTAAGCGTTTCAGGCACGCCAATTACGTCATCAGGCACGCTTGCAATTACCTATAGCGGTACAGCTTTACCAGTCGCCAACGGTGGTACAGGTGCAACGACTTTAACGGGATACGTTAAAGGAACTGGCACAACTGCAATGACCGCATCGTCAACGATTCCAAATACCGATATTTCGGGTTTGGGTACGATGTCAACGCAAAATGCAAGTTCTGTAGCAATTACTGGCGGCTCAATCAACGGCACAAGCTTAGGCGCTACAACGGCTGGATCGGCAAAAGTCACCACATTAGACATTGCAAGCGGATTGACTTTAGCAACGCTGGCAGGTACGTCTGGACAAGTGTTGACATCTGCCGGTGCAGGCGCTGTGCCAACGTGGTCAACTCCTGCTGGTGGTGTGACGCTATCAAATGACACATCAACATCATCAAACCTATATCCGACATTTGCAAGCGCAACTAGTGGATCGGCTTCAACTATTTACACCGGCAATTCAAATTTATTGTACAAGCCGAGTACTGGTGAATTACAAGCGCAAGTACATAGTTCAATTAATGGTTTAACTGTAAATAATGCAACCGTAAACACAACTTATTTAATTCCAAGTGGATATAACGCAGTCAGCGCAGGCCCTGTCACGATTGCTTCAGGCGTGACCGTGACTATTCCATCCGGTAGCGTCTGGGCAATTGTATGACCGCAGCTTTTCAGACAAATGCGTTTCAACCTAATGCGTTTCAAACGCTTACGATTGAAGGCGTTTTGTATGCTGTCGACGGCAACGATACTGGCGCTTTTGTTGGTACTGTTTCCGGCGGCAAGTTACTGATTGACACCCATGACGGTGGCAAACGTAAGAAATTAGAGGAACAAGAGCGCAAGAAATATGCTGCAAAGCAAAAACAACGCAGAGATGAGATTATTGCGTTGTTTGAGCAAATAGTTGAGGGTAAACCCCAATTAGCAGAAGAAATAGCAGAACCGTTTGTGATTGTTGAGGCTACGGTTGAAGCGCCTGCGGTGATTGATTATGACGCAATGTTGTCAGATTTGACACGAATTGATCAGATTTATCACGCTTTGATTGAAATAGACGATGAGGAAGTTTTAGCGTTGCTATGAGAAAAACATACATTTACGTCAATGGCGAATTAGTTGAAAAAGGCTCAAAAGAGCATTACGACAGCCTTGCGCCTATGGTTATGCCTGACATTCAGCCCTACAAGAGCATGATTGACGGGTCAATGATTACCAGTCGTTCGACGCACCGTGAGCATTTAAGACAACACGGCTGCATTGAGGTAGGAAACGAGAAAATGGAAACAAAATTACCACCGCCGAAAGACACTCGACGGGACGTAATGCGGCAACAATTAGCCAATATGACGCATAAACAGGCTAATCAAATCCTTTCACAAATTCGTCGTAAATTTACCTAAAAGGGGTACAAATTGGAAAATACTGAACAACCGGATCGTCGGGAATTACTGTCACAGCAGTTCGACGAAGTTCAGAAAGAAGCAGAACCAGTCGAAGCGGTTACAACCGTAGAGCCTACAGAACCACCCCCAGAACCCCCAGTATGGGAAAGACCGCCAGCGTCGTGGAAAAAAGACTATCACGAGGTCTGGCAAACCGCTGATCCACGGCTCAAAGAGTATGCCTGGCAGCGTGAAGAAGAAATGAAAGCTGGCGTTCAGCCATTGCTAACGAAAGCTCAGTTTGCGGATCAAATGCAGCAGGCGATTGAGCCTTATATGCAGAATATTCGTGGTTTAGGCATCGAAGCGCCTCAAGCTGTCAAAGCTTTGATGGAAGCCGATAACATACTGCGACACGGTTCAGCACAGCAAAAACAACAGTATTTTGCGACACTTGCCCAACAGTACGGCATTAACATGGGCGAGGTACAAACGCAGCCTGTTGACCCTAATTTTTACGCTATTCAAAATGAACTTGCACAAGTTCGAGGCGAAGTGTTAAATTGGAAACAACAGCAAGAAGCAGCACAGAATCAAGCCCTTTTGAATGAAATCAATGAGTTTCAGCAAAAGGCAGAGTATTTTGAAGATGCACGTCCGACGATGATCCAACTGCTCAACAGCGGTGTGGCGAAAGACTTAGACGATGCGTATCAAAAAGCATTACGCCTAGATAATGAACTTTTTACGAAGCAACAGCAAAGCCTACAAGCAAAAGCTGATGCAGAAAAAAGGGAAGCATCGAATCGAGCAGCGAAAGCAGCTCGGGCGGCAGCGGTAAGCGTTAAAAGCTCTACACCCGGGGCGGCAACGAAAACCAACGCGCAAGATAGACGTTCATTATTGTTAGAGCAATTTGACAATATTAATGAGCGTTTTTGATAACCTAATCGGAGATTATTATGGCATTTGCCAATAGCTCGATCAGCGACATCATTGCGACTAACATTCAAAGCCGCACCGGTGAGCTTGCTGACAACGTAACAAACAACAACGCTTTACTGCGTCGCCTCAAAGAACGCGGCAACGTAAAGACTTTTTCTGGCGGTAACGTGATTTTGCAAGAGATCATGTATAACGACAGTTCAACCAACAACACAAACAGCTACTCCGGTTACGAAGTGCTGAATGTGTCACAAAACAGCCCAATCTCGGCTGCTCAGTTTTCGATCACCCAATACGCATCGGCAGTTTCGATCAGCGGCTTGGAAATGATTCAAAACAGCGGCAAAGAGGCAATCATTGACTTGCTAGATGGTCGTATGCAAGTTGCTGAAGCTCAGTTGGCAAACCGTATTTCGGGTGATATTTACCTTGACGGTACTGGTAACTCAGGCAAAAACATCACCGGTCTAGCGGCTGCTGTTCCTGATGCACCATCGACCGGCACTTACGGTGGAATTAACCGGGCAACTTGGTCGTTTTGGCGCTCGGTCGCATACTCAGGCGTAACTAACGGTGGCGCAGCAGTTTCAGCATCAAACATCCAGTCGTACATGGATGCACTTGCTGTTCAACTGATTCGTGGAACTGACAAGCCTGACTTGATCGTTTGCGACAACAACTATTACAGCCTGTACTTGCAATCGCTGCAAGCAATTCAGCGTATTACCGACGGTGGCAACTCAACTGCTGGCGCTGGTTTCGCAAGCTTGAAATACTACGGTGCTGGTATGGCATCTGATGTAGTTCTTGATGGCGGTATCGGTAACGCAGCGACTGCGAATCATATGTGGTTCTTGAACACCAAGTATTTGATGTTCCGTCCTCACGCTGATCGCAACTTTGTGCCAATCGGCGGCGAACGCCAAGCTGTCAACCAAGACGCTATTGTTAAGCTGATTGGTTGGGCCGGGAATCTCACCTCTTCAGGCCCGCAATTCTGCGGCGTTCTGATCGCCTAAAGGAGAAACCATCATGGCATTTTCAGTCAGTCCAGTCATTGGTGCGACTTTAACCACCACATCAAACGTGAATCTAAACTCTGCTGGCGTAGCCGTTCCGACGGATGGCCCGCTTGGTTTGGAAGTGTTTGGTTCAGACGGCAAAATCTATGTGTTTGCAAAAGCTAACGCATCGATTCCTGCTTCAACCGCTGTGTGTACTGTTAACCCCACTACCTTTTTGGTAACGGCGTCTGGCGGTGCATACACAAGTCCAGCCGTGGCACTCGTTTCGGGTGACTACGCTTGGTTTAGCAAGGCTTCAGTCTAAGTAGTACACGAGGGTAGGGGCAACTCTACCCTCTTTTTTTTCGATCCCCACAGGAGAGTAAATTGTTAGATTCCGATGTTCACAACGCAGACAGCCAGTTGCACGTCGAGTTTTATGTTTTTGACAAAGAGCCGTATAAAGAAAAACCTTTTGTTAGGATTATCGTCCCAGGCGATAAGACGACAGTAATTGAAACACCAGTAAGAGAAGATCATAAACAGCGATTCCCTCGGCAATGGTTGCATTTTCAAATGCAAAACAATAATGCTGAAGTTGTCGGCATTCCTTTGGTAGAATGGCATAGAGATAGACCTGACGAACTTAACGATATGCAATTAGCAGAATTGCAAATTTTTAAGTTTCAAACAGTAGAACAAATTGCTACAGCTTCAGATAATCAACTTCAGCGTGTTGGTATGGGTGCTGTAGGATTAAGAGAACAAGCAAGGCGTTATTTACAATCTAAAAATCAATCTTCTAATCAATCAGAAATTGAAGCAACCAAGCGTGAACTTGCTGAAATTAAAGAGCAAATGGCGGCTTTATTGGCTGAAAAGAAGGTAGGTAGACCGAAAAAAGAGGACTAAATGTCATCAACAATGCTAGAGTTAGTCACTCAGGTTACCAATGAACTTGGGGTTTCAACACCGGCTTCTGTAGCAGGTAATCCGAATCAAGACGTGATTCAGATTCTAGCTTTGATGAATGCCGCTGGTTATGAGTTTTTAAGAAAACATGACTGGCGGCAACTCACTAAACAACACATTTTTACGACTAGCTACACAACGACAACGGGTAACGTTGCGCTAAATAGCTATCAGATTACAAATATCCCATCGACCGCAGGTATTGACGATACTTATCAAGTTGTCGGCAACGGCTTATCTAACGCTTGTTATGTGCAAAGCGTGGATTCTGCAACATCAGTTACGGTTAATTTGCCCTCAACAGGTACTTATGTTGGCACGCAAATCACGTTTGAGAAAGTAAAGTATGCGTTGCCTGTTGACTACAATTCGACTGTGCCACGCACGCATTGGGATAAGTCTAAACATTGGGAAATGCTAGGCCCAGAGGACGCACAGCAATGGGAATGGCTATTGTCAGGGTATATCTCGACCGGCCCTCGCATCCGGTGGCGCTTGTTGGGCAAGTACTTTCAGATTTGGCCTGGCGTTAGTACTAATGAATTATTAGGTTACGAATATCGCTCAGTAAGTTGGGCAATCGCTGCCGATGGTACACCAAAAACGTCATTTACTGCTGATTCAGACACTTGTATCTATCCTGATCGAGTAATGGTTTTAGCTACAAAACTGAAATATTTTGAGGCTAAAGGCTTTGATACGACAGCGATGTATAGAAATTACCTTGAGGAATTTGAAACCGTTAGAGCGCAGGATATGTCTGCTGCGAACTTGTCGTTTGCGCCAAGACCTGGCACAGTTCTGATTGGCTACGATAATATCCCTGACACCGGTTACGGAACAAACTAATGCTGCGCCCTAATCAACTGATTCAGCGCACAGCGGCTCGTGTTCAGTCTGTGCCAGCGCCGATAGGCGGTTGGAACGCTCGTGATTCGATTGCTAACATGGACGTGCTTGATGCTGTTCAGTTAACAAATTTGTTTCCGTCTGTAAATAATGTGGTGTTGCGTCCTGGCTACACAAAGCACGCCACAGGCATTTCAGGGCAAGTTCAGACCCTAATGTCTTATTCTAGCGGCGCAACTGATAAATTTTTTGCTATCGCAGGTTCTTCAATTTATGACGTAACTTCTGTTGGCGCAGTCGGTGCTGCTGTCAAGACAGGTTTAGGCAACGCTAAATGGGAATATACGAACGTCACAACGCCTGCTGGCGGCTACATTTATGCTGTCAATGGGGTAGACAAGCCTTTACTGTATAACGGCTCTACATGGACAAATCCCGCTATTACTGGCGTGACTGATACGTCATTAAATAACATCACAATCTTTAAAAACCAAGTCTGGTTTACGCAAAACAACACGTTAAAAGCTTGGTATTTGCCAACCTTGAGTATTGCAGGTGCGGCTAATTACATTGATATGAGCGCAGTTGCTCAACTTGGTGGTCATTTAGTAAACGTCGGAACTTGGACGCTTGACGCTGGTTATGGCGTAGATGATAACTTAGTGTTTATCACGTCAAACGGCGAAGTCATTGTTTACAGCGGTACAGACCCATCAGATGCGACAAAATGGGCGCTTGTTGGTGTATGGCGTGTTGGTAAACCTGTTGGAAAACGCTGCTTTTTGAAATATGGCGGCGATATGTTGATTTTGACGTATAACGGGTTATATCCGCTTGCTGCAAGCTTACAATCATCACGCCTAGACCCAAGAATTGCGTTATCTGACAAGATTCAAGGCGCTTTTGCATCTGCGACACAGGCATATGGCGAAACTTTTGGTTGGCAAATCATATTTGACCCAAAACATAACGCTTTGAGCGTAAATGTGCCGATTGCAGTCGGTCAACAACAGCAGTATGTAATGAATAACATTACAAAATCGTGGTGTAATTTTACAAACTGGAAAGCTAATTGTTGGGAAATCTTTAACAATGAGCCATATTTTGGTGGCGATGGCTACGTTGCTCACGCATGGGACGATACAAACGCAGATAATGGCGCAAATATTGACGCTAATGCGTTTCAAGCGTTTAATTACTTTGATGCACGAGGCGTTAAAAAATACTTTACGAGAGCAAGACCGTCAGTGTTTACCGATGGCACGCCAACGATTTATGTTGGTATGAACGTAGACTTTGATTTACAAGATACAAGCGCATCGTTGTCGTTTTCGCCTAGTAATGCAGCGATTTGGGATACTGCGCTATGGGATAACAGTTATTGGGGTACTGATTCAATCATTACGAATAACTGGCAAGGCATAACGGGAATTGGCTATTGTGGGTCAATTCAATTTAAAACGGCATCACAAGGGGTAAAAATCCTGTGGGCATCGACAGACATTGTGTACCAACAAGGCTGGGCTGGCATATAGTCCAAGGCGAGGATATTGGTAATTGGGTTGCTGAACGTATTGCAGGTGAGTTTTATTCAAAAAGCAGTAGTGCGATAGGGTTGCAAAAAGACGGTGAAACGATTGCAGGCGTAATTTACGAAAATTGGAATCGTCAAAGCATTTTTTGCCATATCGCAATTGAAGGGCGAATGACGAAAGAGTATTTAAAAGCTATTTTTGACTACCCTTTTAACGTTTGTAATGTGAAAAAAATTATTGTTCCAGTAGTCAGTAGTCATGCAAAAAGCATAAAATTGGTTACAAAAATGGGATTTGTTGAAGAAGCTAGATTAAAGGAAGCTTCGCCTGATGGCGATATTA